ATGTCGACTGATAAGCCGGCGGCCTGGTGTTTAACGTCCACGGCGGACGGGACTCAAAAGGCTATTAACCTCTTTTGTCTGAAACTGCTGAACGTTTTCGTTCAGGAGCACGATTTGGACGGCTAGATTTTGGCTTGCGTCCACGAAAACGACGTTTCGTGGTGTCATTGGCAGCCTCACTAGCGGTCGAGGAGGACGGTGCTGTGGTTATTTCAGTGCCTGTGGTATCACCATCGACGGCGATGATCCCACTCTTTGGTTTGGGTTCTGGGCGTTCGCTGAAACTGGGGGCTGAGAACAGCCCAGTAGCGTCAACCTGTTGCACCCAGTCAAAGAATCCCAAGATGTTGTAGTCTGGTATTTGGTGTCTGGCTAAATCCACCATCCAGTCCGCATACACATTGGGGTAATGACTTGACTTGGTTACATCAGAATTCCAAATGCCTAGTGCATTCTCATATTGAGAATGCGACATGGGCATGAACTCCAAAACCCTACAAACGAACCACCCTAGGATAGGCGTTTCGCTGTCACTGAGGGAAAAAGCGAAGGCTTTCTCACGCAGCTTGATCACGGGGGTGATCTTGCTGCACAGCTTTGTGGTAACGTGGAATTTCGAAAGTTGTCTGCGAATGTCGCAGCAGCTATTAGAATCTCCCCACCATACATCGGGCCCGTAATGTCTGGCAAGAAAGGCGACTCCCATATCGCCTCTCTTCGTTCTATCCACTGTCATGACTTGTCCCATCATCCTCGCGGCTCTCTCTGCCGCCTTCCCGTCTTGGTCGGGCGTTAAGCCATCATCTCCACCATAAAGTCCCAGTTTCAGCCATGCTTCAGCGCTATTCATGTATCGCCCATTAACTCTCGTCATTCGGAATCCGAGAAATGCAATGAACGCGTTGAGTAGCGTGTTAAACACAGATGTTTCTGGTGAACCAGATGCCCTAGCAAAGCCTGTGTCGTACTTGACGCCATTCTTTGTTTTAGCTTTCAGGTTAGTTTGTGATTTCATAAGCCTCAACAGCTCCAAATGGAATTGAGGCATGTAAACCTTTAACATCACAGTTTGTTCAAAAGTGCGTGCCAAAGCATTCACGCGTCCGTCCATTCGTGAAAAATCAGTGCTATCCACATGGGAAACTGACTGCTCACAAATAGATGAAACGCGTTGGGCGATGTTCCTGGGTGTCTTGCCAAAGGCATACCATTTGCATCGCTTCATGCGATCGGCTAACGCATAAATGAATGCGGAATACTCACGTTTATCCACTCCATTAATTTGCGTTATAGCTCGGGGGTCGTTACAGGACCCATACGCTTCCGTCTTTTGAAACACTGATGCCTGATCGTTTCGGACACCATGTTCTGACTCTTCTAAAATTCTACGTTGAGATGGCTTATGCTGTCTAACATAAACTTCATCGTAATCAACAGGGCTAATGTCTCCGCCAACGGTGGATTTAAAGTGTTCGCAAAATTCATTCATGGTTTTATGGAGAAAGGGTGTTAATGCATCTTGTTTATTTTGTTTTAATTTATTAACTCTCTCCTCTACCATGCGTTCATCATTGTTAGCACAACCGTCAGGCACAAAAGCTCCGTCGTACAATGGTTTCATGAATGACACCATAGACGGGTTCTCAGGTTCATATTCCTGATAAGTCTTCATCCACTGGAAAGAGCGGACTTCGTCTAACGCGTCCACCCTATCTCCAGATTTCCTTCCTTTAAGATGATATTCCAATAATATCTCGGATCCTGTGAAATCGCCCAATGGGGCCATCTTAGCCTTCACAGTACTGTGCGTCAACTTAGAAGTAGTCAACGCGGCAGATGCAATCGCGTCATCAATTGAAACAGGGACTGTGGCGCAAAGGTATCCACCGGTTTTAGCCGTGGACACCATCATGCCACTTGAGGAGTTAACCACAATCCGTGCAAAACCGCCCTGAGACGCTTTCAATCTATCCAACTCATTGCATTCAGCCACGTAATAACTCAACCAGCATCTTATCCCGCGGAACTTAACAAGAGGTGTCAAAAGGACTAATTGATGGTCCTCGTCAACACGCTTGCGTTCCACGTTGAAGATGCTACGGGTTATTGGAATACAAAATATACTCCTAGTCGCCGACACAGAATCACCTTTCCAGTTCCACACCTGATGGACATAGCGTCCACCACCAGACACGGTGTAATCAAGTTCATTGTCATTATTAAAACAATACTTGTACTCACCTCGGTCAACGCTCGCTCGAGTGGGCTGCACGGTGTACAGCAAGAGTGGCCTGAAATTGCGTGATAAATGGCGTTTCATATCAACATGATAATCTACGTCTATCATCGCGCTAATGTCATTATTCTCCTTCTCGACCTGACGATGGCCTACATTCCAGTCCTTGCCCCAGTAGTGGACTCGAGTAAACTCGCGCCCATTCCTGGCATCAGCTGCAGAACCTTGCAGGAAGACAGCCTTGCGACCTGTAGAGGACGCAAAGCTGTCGATGAATGCTGAAGCTGAAGATCGTGCGGCTGCCGACTCTCCATGAGTATGTCCATGGACAGCGGCAAGCTTTACTATCTCCATTTCAGCAAACATGCTTCGTAATTCGCGGGACTGCGCCGCGTAATTACAACAGTTATCGCTCAGATCACTACTAATAGCCACTCTCGTGTGGCTTTCGTAGTGAGAGCTCCCACACAACCCGCTAAAGCAGTCGCGAATTAATGCTGGGACAATTGAAAGCAGCATTTTAGCTTTCTG